CCCGCATTCATGGGAGCTGGATATGGATTGAATTTAGCTGGAATGAAAGCAGCTGGAAAAAAAGGAGCTGCCCTAAAAGGAGTCGGACAACATTTAATGGGCTGGAAAGCAGTTATCCCAGCGATGATGATTCCAGAAAAAATGCACCAATGGAAAACAGGAATGGAAGCGGGAGAAATGGCTACCGATCCGCTTAATGCATTATGGGCTTTAGGGATTAGATCTAAAGGTGAAATGGCAGCTGTTGAAGCTTATTATAATACATTACCAGCTGATGCACGATTTAGTTTAAAAGGTTTAAAAAGTGCTAAAGGATGGAAAGATTTACCTAAAGCTTTTAGAGGTGCGTTAATGTCNCCTGCAGCNANAGGAACAGATTTAGCATTTCAAAAAAGANTTAAACCTGCATTAAAAAAACTTACTGAATCAGTTATTGGTTCCCCTGTTGCTAAAAGTGCAGCTAAAAAAGGACTAGGTGCTTTAGCGAAAAGAGTTGGAATAGGACTTGGAGCAGCTGCTCTTTTACCTGCTACAGTCGCAGCGGGTTTAGTTTCAGCACCGTTGACCCTGGGTCTAGGAGCTTTAAGTTTTGCTTATGCTCAATACAAAGATTACCGAGATGGTAAAGCAATCGTAGATGGAATGAGAGCCAAAGGAAACATCTCAGAAGAAGATGCAGATAATTACATGTCACTTATTAAACAAGGAAGTTTACCATTTGGTTTAGGTAATAGATTATTTGGTGATGATGAAATGACAATAAGAGGACAAACTTATGATCCTGAACAACAAAGAGGACTCCTAGCAGGAATGGAAGGTACGATTGATGTATTCCAAGATAAAAGACAAGACGTAAGAGCTAGAGATAGAGCTGATGATTTTGATTTCTTTAGTGAAGGCGGACGTGTGGGCATGAAGTTTGGTGGTGGAATGGATAGAAGAGGATTTTTAAAATGGCTGGCTGGATTAGGTGCAACGATTGCAGGTGGAGCTTCGGGATTATTTAAATCAGGTGGTAAACAAGTAATAAAAGAAGTTGCTAAACAAGCACCTAAACAATTTGTGGGGGTACCAGGCATGCCGGCATGGTTCCCAAGAGCGGTGCAAAAGATTAAAACCCATGGTAAATTAATTGAGATGGCGGATAAAGATTATGTGAATGGGGATATTTATGAAATGATGATTCCAACTAAAGTTGCTAAATTCGATATGGTGGCTGGTGAGCCGAAATATTCAGGGGATTTTAAAATAGTAAATAAAAAAGTCACCCTGGAAGAAAATCCAGTAAGTGGAGAAATTGAAATGAGTTGGAGCGTGGACGATTTTGATGGTGACATGACAAGACAGATTAACTTTAAACCGGGAGAATCTGGTTTTCAAAAATTTGGTTCAGATCCTGAATATCCTGGAGCCTGGGAATATGAACGGGTTAAAGTAGAAGAACCAGAATTTTCTTATGGCAATCCGAATCAAGCTGATCCAGAACGAGCGGATTTTGATTATAAAGATATTTTTGAAGAAGGAGATGAGGTTGTCAAAGGTTTAGAAGATTTAACAGGTAACAAAAAGATGGTAGCTAAAGATGGTTCTATTATCGATACGGTAGATGAAAAAGGTATTGATGAAGCTTTCCAAACGAAAATTTATAAAGACATCGAAGGAGAAGCAGGTCTTATACCTGACCCTGAAGGACATATGACTCCCGATGGATGGCAAGGAGAAAAGGGTAATCCAATTATCGAAGGAGACATTCCTGAGTGGGTTCCTAGAGATACATGGACTAAAAAAGCTGGAGGTGGAACAGTTGAAACAGGAGATATTGCAAGAAGACAATCTTTAGTACCTCCACTAGCAGGGCCAGATCCTCAAGGGATCATGGGCTTGTATTCGGCACCAAAACAAGTTAGAGTAGGTTAACGTAGGAACATTATGGCAGATATAGACAAAACCCTTCCCAATGTGAAGGAAAAAGTAACCGTTAATCCCGAAGAAGATTTACAAATAGAAGTTCTTAATCAACAAAACCAAATGGATCCTGGAGTCGATGTTCAGGAAAATGAAGATGGTTCCGTTGATATAGATTTTGAACCTGGAAAAGTAGCTCGAGGCGGAGGAGAGGACCATTTTACAAATATAGCAGAATTAGTCGGTGATGAGATTACTGGAAGATTAGGTTCCGAACTTTACCAGCAGTATGAGGATTATAAAAGTTCCCGAAGAGATTGGGAACAGGCTTATACAACCGGTTTAGATTTATTAGGATTTAAATATGTCCAAAGATCACAACCATTTCAAGGAGCATCAGGTGCAACCCACCCTGTTCTTGCTGAAGCGGTAACACAGTTTCAAGCAACCGCTTATAAAGAATTATTGCCTGCATCAGGCCCAGTTAGAACTCAAATACTTGGAGTCCCAACTAGAGAAAAAGAAGAGCAGTCTATGCGTGTTAAAGATTATATGAATTATCAATTAACACAGGAGATGAAAGAATACGAGGCAGAATTTGATCAAATGTTATTTTACCTACCCTTAGCAGGCTCTGCTTTTAAAAAAGTTTACTACGACGAAATGATTGGTCGAGCAGTTTCAAAATTTGTACAAGCAGATGATTTAATCGTTCCGTATGCTGCTACCTCATTAGAAGATGCGGAAGCGGTTATTCAGAGAATGTACATGTCTGAAAATGATATTCGCAAAGCTCAAGTTTCAGGGTTTTATTCTGACATTGATTTAGGAACACCTCATTTTACGGAAGATAGAGTTCATGAAGAAGAAAGAAAACTTGAAGGAACTAGAAAAACTTATAGTCGAAGCGATCAAACTTATACAATTTTAGAATATCATGTGAATTTAGATCTTGAAGGTTTTGAAGATGTGGATCAAGAAACAGGAGAACCCACAGGAATTAAACTACCTTACATTGTCACAATGGAAGCAGGGGGACGTAAAATTTTGTCGATTAGACGAAATTATCAACCAAACGACCCCTTGAAGAAAAAGGTCCAATACTTTGTCCATTTTAAATTTTTACCAGGACTAGGTTTCTACGGGTTTGGACTGATTCATATGATTGGCGGATTGAGCAGAACTGCAACAGTGGCTCTCCGCCAATTACTTGATGCTGGGACGTTATCTAATTTACCAGCTGGATTTAAACAGAGAGGGGTAAGAGTCAGAGATGATGCACAGCCTTTACAGCCTGGTGAATGGAGAGATGTTGACGCTCCAGGTGGAAGCTTAAAAGACGCCTTTTATAACATTCCTTACAAGGAACCATCACAGACATTATTGCAGTTGATGGGTATTGTAGTTCAAGCAGGTCAAAGATTTGCATCTATCGCTGATAATCAAGTGGGAGATGGAAATCAAGGTGCTGCAGTAGGAACAACAATTGCTTTATTAGAAAGAGGATCAAGAGTGATGAGTGCAATTCATAAAAGAATTTACAATGCACTTAAAGAAGAATTTAAATTATTAGCAAATATATTTGCACAGTATTTACCCCCAGAATATCCTTATGATGTGGTGGGAGGAAACAGATTAATTAAACAAGCAGATTTCGATGAACGAATTGATATTGTTCCTGTAGCGGATCCTAATATTTTTTCCATGACTCAAAGAATTCATTTAGCACAAACACAATTACAATTATCTATGTCTAATCCACAAATGCATAATATGTACGAATCTTATAGAAAAATGTATGAAGCACTTGGAATTAAAAATATTGATCAACTATTGCCTCCTCCCCCTCCACAAACACCAAAAGATCCTGCTTTAGAGCATATTGATGCAATGGCACAGAAACCTTTTCAAGCTTATAGAAATCAGGATCATAGAGCCCATATTACAGCTCATATGAATTTTATGGCAACCAACTTTGCTAGAAATAATCCTCCAATCATGGCAGCACTAGAAAAGAATATATTTGAGCATATTTCACTTATGGCGCAAGAACACATTGAATTAGAGTTTGCTGAACAAATTATGCAAATGCAACAGGCTCAACAACAAGGAATGCAGGGACCTGAAGCTCAACAACAAATGCAACAACTGAATCTACAAATGGAAGCTAGAAAAGCTGTTTTAATCGCTGAATACACAGAAGAGTTCATGAAACAAGAAAAAGAAATTACTTCTATGTTAGATAGTGATCCATTAATCAAATTGAAAGCTCAAGAGCTTGATTTGAAGGCTCAGGATGAT